GAAAGGCCAGAGTGATACCCTTAGCGAAAATGGTAATAAATCCGTAGATGCAATGACAAGACTGCAACGTGCTATGAAATCAATGGGTAATGGTGATTCTGACCTTGTCGCTGCATCAAAATACAATTAAGCGGAGTAATTAATGGCTAAGTGGCAAGGCTACTTTAAGATTGTTCAACCGAGTACTGATCTAGTTACCGTATCTGATAACCAGTCTACGGACGGTACCACGTACGGTAACTATTCGTGGTATCAGAAGCTCGTTCAAGGTTCTGCAAGTCGTATCAGCCGATACCAAGAGTATGATGCAATGGATGGGGACGTGGAAGTTGCACGTGCCCTTGACATCATTGCGGAAAAGATGACGTCTAACGATTCTAAGACAGACCTTCCTATCCTTATTGATACGGATTCTGAAGAGGACGAGCGTGTTACACCTGCAGTGATGGCGACCTTGAAGACGGCCGCACGCTACTGGTGCAGACAACACGATTGGGATAACCGTCTTTTTCACGTTGCCCGCAACACAATCAAATACGGTGACTACTTCTTCAAGCGTCCTAAACGTCTTGGTGATAAGTGGTTGCCTATCCATCCTAAAGCCATTCTGGGTGCAGTTGTCGACGAACACGACATCACCAAGATCTATGGCTATCATGTCAAAATTGAGACTCGCCGCGCAAACGGTAACAATCAAGGCCTCCCATTAGGTAGTCAATACGACACTGAATTTGTTGATGCGAGTGAAATCATCCGCTTCACACTAAACAACGACATGTCACAGATCGCACCATTTGGTGAATCGATCCTTGCTGCCGTCTATCGTGCACACAAACAGAAAGAGATGTTGGAAGACGCCATCATCATCTACCGTGTCGTACGTGCACCAGAACGTCGTGTGTTCTACATCGACGTAGGTAAGATGCCTGCTCAGCGTACTAAGCAGTACCTTGAATCGATGAAGAACGAAATCCGCCAGCGCAAAATTCCTTCTGCTGCAGGTGGTAAAGAGAACATCGATTCTGTCTACAACCCTCAGTCGATGCAGGAAGACTACTTCTTCGCACAACGTGCTGACGGTAAGGGTTCGCGTGTTGAAACACTGCCTGGTGGTCAAGGTCTTGGTGAACTGGCCGACTTGGAATACTTCCAAGATAAAGTGTTCCGCGGTCTGCGTGTTCCAGTAAGCTGGATGGACGAGATGAAGGGTGGTCAAGGTGCGATTGTTAACGAAGGTAAAGTTGGACAATCATACATCCAAGAGATTCAGTTCATGAAGTTTGTGGAACGTCTTCAAGGATCGATTGAACGCGTTCTCGACATTGAATTCAAGCGCTTCCTTCGCGACAACAACATCATGATTGACGAAAGCCTTTATACGATCAAACTCGTCGAAGGTTCGGATTATGTTAAGTATCGCCAAGCTGAGCTCGATCAGATGCTGGTCAACTCGTATCAAAGCGTGGCTGAGATTCCATTCATGTCGAAGCGTTACGGTCTGCAGAAGTACTTCCAGTGGGATGACGAAGAGCTGCTTACGAACGAAAAGATGCGCATGGAAGAAATGGGCATTGATATCAACGACCCAGATCGTCTGCAGAAACTTTACAACGAGAACTACGAAGACGCACTTGGCTCGATGGGTGGAGCTCCTGGTGGCGCCGGCGGCGCAGCTCCAATGCCTGGTGGCCCCGGAATGGATCTTGGTCCAGACTCTGGCGAAGCTGATACTTCGACTACTGACATGGCACAAGATCAAGCAGCGCCTACCGATCAAAGCACACCATCTGCTCAAAAAGCTCCAGGTAAAGGAGCAGCTGGAAACACCGCGAAACCGGCTAGTTCAGCCGGTATTACTGGTAATGCAGGTCCCGGCGCATAAATAATCTGTATCAATTTTTGGAGTGAGTTATGAAAGCACAAGTCCTCATTGAAACTTTGGATCCTATCCAAAGTAACATGATTACTGAATCGGCATCCGATGGTAAGAACCTTTGGCTGTCGGGTGTCTTCATGCAAGCTGACATTCGTAACCGTAATAACCGCATCTACCCTATCTCGGAGATTTCTCGTGCCGTGATGGAAGCACAACGTGGTATTACGGAATCGAACGGTATCTTCGGCGAACTAGATCATCCTACGACGCTTTCGATCAACCTTGATCGAATCTCGCACGTCATTACTGATCTGCGTATGGAAGGTAGCAATGCTGTCGGTCGCATGAAGATTTTGCCTACACCAATGGGTAGCATTGCTAAGACGTTGATCGAAAGCGGTGTGCGTATCGGTGTAAGCTCGCGCGGTGCTGGTGCCGTTAATGGTGAAGGTATTGTCGAAGGTTTCAACTTCGTCACTATCGACATTGTTGCAACACCAAGTGCACAAGGCGCAACGCCTTCTTCGATCTACGAGTCTCTGGATATGTCAGCTACAGGACGTCGCGTCCTTACACTCGCAGAACAGATGCAAGAAGATCCAGAGGCGCAGAAGTTCTTTAAGGACGAAATCATCAAGTTCCTGAAGACCAACGTGTTTGCCAAGAAGTAAGTGACACTTTGTCGCTACAGTTAGGCAAAGCTAGTTAAATAACCTCATTGCTTTTACGGAGATCCAAATGAGCAAGCAACATCTGCAAGATATGCTTGAGGCAATCATCGCTGGTAAGGAAGATGAAGCCCAGGCAGCTTTCCACGCACACGTTACCGAAAAGGTTCGTGAACTCGTGAGCGAAGCAAAGAAGGAAGACAAGGATTCGAGCGAAGAAGTCAAAGTCGAAGTGAAGACCAAGTCGAAGGAAGACAAGGGCTCCAAGGAATCCAAGGAATCGAAAGAGTCCAAGGAATCGAAAGAATCCAAAGAAGACTAAGACACGTTAGCGCTGCAGAAATAGTGGGTTTTCACGATTTTTGATGTTTGTTGACAAACCGGCGCTAAATATAAACAACAGCTAACGCTTAGGAGATGTACTAATGAATGAGCTGCTTAAGAAACTGCTTGACGCCAACTTCCTCACAGAAGACACCAAGCAGCAAATCGAAGAAGCAGTGAAGAGCGACCTTGAGGCGCTCATCGCTGAAACGAAAGCTGCTACTGAAGCTGAAGTGAAAACTGAACTTGCAGAGCAGTGGCTTGAGACTCGCGACCAACTGATCGAAGCAATCGATCTGAAGCTCGCAGAAATGGTTACCGCCGAATTCAAGGAACTGTCGGAAGACATCCAAGCATTCCGTGGCCTCGAAGTTGAATACGCTGAGAAGCTGACAGAAGCAAAGACCGGTATGGTTGAATCGTACAAGGCTGATCTGGCAGGTCTCGTTGAGAATCTGGATTCGTTCCTGACTCAAAAGCTGGAAGCTGAAGTTGCAGAACTGAAGGAAGACCTTGAAGTTGCTAAGCAAAACAAGATCGGCCAAGCAATGTTCGAACACTTCGCTGGACTGTACAAAGAAAAGTTCATTACGGAATCTGATGTTTCGAAGGAACTTGAAGCTGTCAAGGCTGAACTGAATACTATGACAGCAAAGCTGAATGAAGCTACTGCAAACCGTGCTAAGCTTGAGCGCACCGTGAAAATGGAAAGCGTCCTGGCACCTCTGAGTGGCGGTCAGCGCGAACTGATGGAAACGATCCTTTCGGGTGTTCGTACTGAAGATCTGGAACGTTCGTATGAGAAATACATTAGCCGTGTTCTGAAGGAATCACAGGCACCGACAGAGAAGGAAGATAAAGTACTTGCTGAAGGTAAGACTGAAGGTACGGAAACCGGCGTTGTAAAGACTGGCGACAATCCACTTACGGAAAACGCTAGTTCAACTGAAGAACCTGCTAAGAAGCAGCTTGCTGAATCTGAAAAGGTTCGTCTGCAACGACTGGCTGGTATTCTTTAATCTACCAGCAACAACTTTAACCTTTTAGGAAACTAAAGATGGACATTATCAATCAATGGGGCGAAGCTAAGGAAGCCCTGCTTGAAGGTCTCCAAGGTTCGAAGCGCGAAATCGTTTCGACTCTGCTTGAGAACCAACGCACTCACGTTCTGCGTGAAACGGCAACTGACGGTGCTACTTCGGCACAAAACATTGCTGGTTTCCGTAAGATCATGATCCCTATGATCCGCCGTATCATCCCTGGTACGATCGGTACGGAACTTGTTGGTGTTCAGCCAATGGAAGGCCCAGTTGGCCTCGTGTATTCGCTGCGTCTGAAGTACAACGACAGCATGACGACTTCGACGTCGCCAATCGATGACATCACCGCAGGTGACGAACTGTTTGGTAACGCTCACCCAATCCGCCGCTTCTATTCGGGTGGTACTGACCAAGCTCAAGCAGCTGGTGCAGATGGCTTCGGTGCTCCAGCTCCTGGCCTGATCGCAGGTGTTGCTCAAGGTGCTGCTTGGGGTTCGTCGCTTGACGCTGCTTCGGGTCCAACCGTTGGTGGTTCGGGTTCGTACGCTGAAGGTATGGGCGGCCGTCGTGTTGGCTTCGAGATCATGTCTCAAGCCGTTGAAGCTGGTTCGCGTAAGTTGCAAGCTAGCTGGACGGTTGAAGCTGCGCAAGATCTGCAAGCACAACACGGCCTGTCGATCGAAGACGAAATGAGCAAGACAATCTCGGCTCAGATC